TAGAGGAACGTGCTCTGAACCGTGTGACTCTGATAGAAGGCGCGACTGAGGACATTATTATCTTTATTGTAGAAGATAATGTAACGTTAGCTTCTATGTTAAACAAAGTTGCTGAACTTAATATGAAGCATCCAGATTATGTGTTTCTGGATGATCATAAAGACGACCCAACACATATTATGGGTATTCAAAGTAATTTTGGTAAACATAACATCATCATGTGTCAAAGAAATGATAAATTACTAGAGGCACGTGAGAAGTTACATAAAACCGATTATTATGACTACTGGCACCAAGAAATGTATCAAAGGATTATCAATGGCAAATTCACCAACAGACAAGAGCAACGAATTCGTAGAATCTGGAATGACACTCATCACTCAGCAATCGAGTGACAAATATCTTAACAAAGTTAAAAGAGTTAAGGAAGAGTTTGACAACCAAGCAGAATGGGCGGATGGTTTTGTAGGTAAGTAAGATAAATAATCAATAAACCTGCCTTTATGCCTGAATTCCAAATATTTAAGGATTTCAACCTCAACTTTAAACCTCACCCTGTAACTGAGGATCTACAAGTTGTAAAGGATAGTGCAGACATCAAACAGTCAATTAAGAGTCTCTTACTAACAAGAAAGGGCGAAAGACTGTTTAATTCTGATTTGGGTACAGGTTTAAGCGATTTATTGTTTGAACCTTTAGATTTTGGTACGGCAGCTATTATTCGTGACGAGATTTTCACTGTCATTGATAATTATGAGAGTCGAGTCGAAATTATAACTTTGAACGTTGACACCAACTTTGAAGACAATGGTTATGATATTGAATTAGAGTATGTGATTCGAGGAAGATCGGATCTACAAAACAACATCGAATTCTTCTTAGAGAGCAGTAGATAACCATGGCGTCATACGTACAAGTATCAAATTTAGACTTCCAAGACATTAAAACTGCTCTTAAGGAATATTTGAGGGCACAGACTGATTTCACGTCGTATGATTTTGAAGGATCATCGATGAGTGTCCTATTGGACATTCTTGCTTACAATACTTACTACACAGCATTCAACACCAACATGGTGGTGAATGAAATGTTCCTGGACTCAGCAACGCTCAGGGACAACGTTATTTCTCTTGCCAAGCAATTAGGATATAGACCTAAGTCAAAGGTTGCTCCAGGGGCAGAGGTGTCATTTACAGCGTCATATCCTGGTACTGCTCCAAAAGTTGCTGTATTACAGAAAGGTACAGGCTTTACAACAGTATTCAATGATACATTGTATTCTTATGTAACAATTGAAGATCAATCAGTGCCTGTGGAAAACAGTGTTGCTTATTTTGATGATATTCTTATTTACGAAGGAACACTGATTACGAGTACCTTTGTAGTTAATACGTCGTTACCTTCCCAGAGGTTCATTATACAGAACCCAGGCGTCGATACGACCTCAGTGAGAGTCAAAGTATATGAAAGTCAGCAATCGACCTCCTACGAGACCTACGACTACGCTGAGAACATTTTAAACGTTGACTACAGGTCAACTTCATTCTTCCTAGACGAAATCGAAGATGAACGCTACGAACTCTTCTTCGGTGATGGTGTTTTAGGTAAAAAACTCGAAAATGGTAATAAAATTGAAGTTTCGTATCTTGTAACTAATGGACCAGAAACTAACGGAGCGAAAAGTTTTACTTTTAATGGTGTTGTTACCGACAAGTTTAGCAATATTGGGTATGTCTATAACATTGCTGTCGATTCAGCGTCTACAGTAGCAGCGAACGGCGGTGCTGATATTGAATCACTCAGTAAGATCAAATACAACGCTCCGAAGTTCTTTAGCACCCAGGACCGTGCTGTCACTGCTACAGACTACTCTAGTATTGTTAGAAAGATCTATCCTGCTATTTCAGACATTATTATATTTGGTGGCGAGGAAGATGATCCCCCAGAGTATGGTAAAGTAAAGATTGTTGTCAAACCAGAGCAAGCAAGTTTCTTATCATCTACCACTAAGAAGCAAATTGTGGATCAGATGAAGAGGTATATGGTTGCTTCTGTCATTCCAGAGATTATTGACCCATCTATTTTGTATATTGAAGCAAATACTTCAGTTTACTACAGCACTGCTATAACTACCCAAAAACCAGAAGATATTAAGAACAAAGTCATTTCTGGTATTAATAGTTACCTAGCACAGTCAGATGTCGAGAAATTTAACGGTAAATTTAGATTTAGTAAGTTTGTATCTACAATTGACAATTCTGATCGTGCTATTGCCTCAAACAAAACTGAGATTACGTTGAGGAAAGATTTCTTCCCTCAGATCAATTCTACTACATTTTACGAGGTTTGTTTCCAGAACGAATTCTATCAGGATTGTGACGGACCATCTCTAGTGTCATCAGGATTCAAAGTCACTGAATTCCCTTCATACACAGTGTATTTTGAAGATAGGGATGGTGTAATCGCCCTATATAGAGTAGACAGTTTGACTAGTGAAAAAATTACATTAAACGATTCTATTGGGACCGTTGATTACGTTAAGGGAGAAGTCAAATTATATGACGTAACTATCATTAAAGGTAGTTTTAGTGACAACCGAATTCAAATTCGAGTTAAACCAAAGTCCAATGACATCAATGCTTCTAGGGAACTTTTCCTTGATGTTGATGTAACACAGAGTAAATTCACGGTATACCCAGAGTAAGATTAGATGGCTGCCAAGAAGAGAAGATTATCGTCCCTGATTGAGTCTCAACTCCCAGGGTTTATCCAATACGAATACGAAAATTTCTCTAAGTTCGTAGAAAAGTACTACGAGCAGCAGGAATCTGCTGGCCAACCACTTGATATCATTTCTAACTTTGACAAGTATAGAGATATCAATTTCTATGAAAAAAATCTTCTTCAGCAGCAATCTACGTTAGTATCTTCTATTACTGCTGATATTACTTCGTTTGAATTGGTAAATGGAGATTCTTTCCCCGAACAGGACGGTTATGTCCAGATTGGTGATGAGATTCTATTTTACCAATCCAGAAATGGTAATGTATTCTCCGAAGTCTCTAGAGGCGTAAGTGGTAATACCACTCTAGGAGACCTATACAACAAATCAACGTTTGTTACAACTTCTGCTGCATCTCATTACCAGGGAGATGTTGTACGAAACATCAGTAACCTATTTTTGTATGCTCTAGTAAAAGAGTTTGAGAAGACCTACCTGGCAGAGTTTCCAGAGGCATATCTCAAAGAGGATGTTGACAAGAGATCACTAATCAAGAACATTACTTCGTTCTACAAAGCGAAGGGTACTGATAAGTCAATCAAGTTTCTATTTAATGCTATTATTACTGATGATCCCCAGGATGTACCTGAGGTTATCAATCCAAAAAACTTTACACTGAAGTCCTCGGTTTCCGATTGGACTAAAAACTATTCTCTCAAGGTAAAAGTCAATAGTGGAGACATCTTTAGTCTAATCGGGCAGCGTGTAACCCAAGAGATTGATGGTTATGACAGAGGAATTGAGTTTGCTCAGGCAGTTGTCGATAATATAATTTCTATCGGTAGTGATGGACAAGAAGACCTATATGAAGTCATTCTAGAACCATCTACTGTAAATGGTCAGTTCCAAGTATCAGGAAGAACTAGCACGACGGTCATTCTACCTGCTGCTTCTAGTACAGACGATACTATTACAGTAAAGTCTACTATGGGATTTCCCAAGACGGGTAAAATTATAGTTGGTGATGAAGTTATCACTTATAAAGATAAAACTGTTAATCAATTTATCATTGATCAACGTATTGGTCCTATTAGAAACCATAATGCTGGTAAATCTGTATATCGTTATTCTACGATCAATAGTAATGGTGTAAAATTTACAACCCTAGGTATTCTTTATAATATTCTACCTTCATATACATCTCCATACTCATCTAGTGGCGATTTGGTACAAGTTGGCGATGCTGGGTTTGAAACTAACAATCCTATCGTTTATGATGACGTTTATAACAGAATTAGGTGGAGTATCAATGAAGATCCCGCTAATGACTTCAATCAAATTAAAGGGGTACAGAAACCTTTCGTTGCTGATGTAGGAGCAGTGTTTGAAGACGATCAGTATTTCTATATTTGCTCATCTTCATATCCTTCTAACAATATTCTAGTAGATACTGCTTATGGAGTAAATTTACTAGATCAAAAACATTTAAAACTAATTCGTAAGAACCCCATTACCACCACAGAGGTTTACGAAACTCCTAATAGAGATGTTGGTATTTTTATCAATGGTGTACCTGCTCTTGGATACAAGTCGGATGAGTTTGTTAAGAAAGGTGCTATCGAATCAACCGAAATAACCTCTAGAGGTTTTTCGTATGTTAATGCCCCCTTTGTTCTTGTCAATGAAATGACTAACAAGGCAAGGTGTACACTTAATGGTAGTATTGTAGGTGATATTGAGATCCTTACTACCGAAACTTTTAGTGAAGATCCTATTATTAGAATCACATCTGGTGAAAATGCTGTTCTAGAACCTGTTATTACGGCTGGTGCTATC